ACGAACTGGCCCAACGGTACGGGGAGAACCCGCACGTCGATGCGCTGTTGCACGAGACGCTCGAGCCGATGCTCGTCGACCGGGACCGGGCGATCGAGGACGCCCTCACGAACGTCATGCGGCAGACGCCCTCGCCGACCGGCTACGACGCTATCGTCGACGGGAGCCTCTCCGCCGACGATGTAGCCAACCTGCGGTTCAAGAACGTCCGCACCGCGTGTACCTACTTCAACAACCTGTCCTACACGCGCCTCACGCTGCTCATGCTGGACGGCACGATCAATGAGGACGCGCTCCTCTCGAACGCGGCGACTCCCGCGACGGTGATCCTGTTCAACAACGGGCAGGGCTGCACCTGGGATCACAACGGCTATGCGATGGGGTTCGACACGCTCCGCATGTACCGGCTGACGGTCGATCCGGGAGCCAAGTCGGGCGCGTTCTTCTCCGGGTCGCTGTACGGGCATTCCTGCACGTTTCTGCCCACGACGGCGATGCAGACGTTCAACAGCACGTCGGACTCGACGACGCTGTACGACTGCAACATCGCGGAGACGTTCAGCTATGTGGGCATGGTCGCCTACGGCTGCAACTTCTACGTGTCGTCCACGCTCGGGACACCGACCACGACGTTCTCCGGGTCGACGTGCTCCCTGTTCGGCTGCAACTTCGACGTGCGCCAGAACGCGGTCACCGTCACCGTCTCGTCCGCCTACGTGTTCATCTCCGGACTACGCCACGGGGGCGGCTTCGCCGGGTTCTTCAACCAGCTCACTTGGGCGATCACGGGAGCCCGGCACGTCTACTTCACCTGCGGCCAGGAGAGCGCGCCCGTCTCATCATCGGACAACCCGGTCGGCCTCAACATCACCTCGGCGAGTCTGGTCACCTGCTTCACCGATGGGAGCTTCGAGGGCACCCTCGTATACAACAGCTCCACCGTCCGCGCCGCGCACCTCAACGGCCAGTTCGACTCCATCAACATCAACGGCCACGCCCTGCTCAACCTGACCATGCTCGGCCGGGCCACCCTCGCCGGCGAAGCAGTCGGTGGCCAGATCCTCGTCCGGTCCCAGGACACCAGCGGCACCGTCGTCAACTGCGTCGGCCTCACCCAATCGTTGCTCGCGATCTTCGCACTCAACACTGGCACCCCCACCAGCCTCAAGGCCGTCGCCCTCGACGCTGCGAGCTCGCACAACGTCATTATCTTCCCCAACTGTCGCAACACGACCACCTACCCGACCGCACCATCCGACGCCGGCTCGAGCAACCTGATTCTCGACGAGTCCGGTGCGCCGCCATCGGGTGCGGCGGGTGGCGACCTGTCCGGCACGTACCCCAACCCGTCGGTCGTGGACGATTCGCACAACCACACGGCGAGCACGCTCTCCGGCGTGGTCAAGTCGGGCGACGCGGCGGGCGGCGACCTGGGCGGCACGTTCCCGAACCCAACCGTCAATGACAACTCCCACACGCACGACGGCTCGACGATCACCGACGTCGACGTGCAGGAGTTCACGTCGAGCGGCACCTGGACGAAACCCGCCAACGCAAAGTACGTGGAAGTCATCGTGATCGGCGCTGGCGGCGGTGGTGGCAGCGGACGTTTGGGTGCGGCAGGAACCGACCGTTACGGCGGCGGAGGCGGCGGCCCCGGCGGGCGTGCCATCAGCACGTTCCGGGCTTCGCTACTCGGAGCTACCGAAGCTGTGACGGTCGGTGCGGGCGGTACGGGCGGTGCGGCACGAGTCGGACCGGCCGCAGCAGACGGGGCTGCTGGTGGTGCGGGCGGCATCTCGCAGTTCGGATCTTGGGTACAGGCCGGTGGCGGCGGAAATGGCCTCGTCGTCGCCAGTGGAGGGACGGCTACGTCGGGTGCGGGCGGATGGGGCACGATAATCAGCGACACGTTCCTCACGTTCATCAACCTGTTCGGAACCAACTTCTTCATCACGGGCATCGGCGGGAACAGCGACACGGCGGCGGCATCACTCACCGGCACCGCGGGTATGCCGGGCGGGCTTCCTGGCGGTGCGAGCGCGGGCGGTGCGGTCAGTGCTGCGAACGTCGAGCGGGCCACGAACGCTGGTGGTAAGGGCCGGAACATGATCGCCGGGGGGGCGGGGGCGGCGGTCCGCACGAACGGCAATGCGGGTTCGACTGGCAACGATGTGGGCGGCGCCGGGAGCGGCGGCGGCGGCTCGAACTCGAACACCGTCAACGCCGGGAACGGCGGGGCAGGCGGTAGGGGTGCCGGTGGCGGCGGTGGTGGCGGCGGCACATCAGGCTCGACGGGTGCGTCAGGTGCGGGCGGGGCCGGCGGCGACGGGTACGTCCGCGTCACCAGCTACCTGTCCACCTAGAACGGTGGACACGTCAACCTCTGTGCGGAAAGGCTGAATGGCAATCATGGCCTTCAATCCCGCGTCGATCTTCCAGGACCCCACCTACCTGGCGTATCGGGCCGCGCTCGGCCTCGAGTCCGACACCGCCGCCGCCCGGCTCCGCTCGGCGCAGGACGCGGCCCGCCGCTCCGCCGCCCAGCAGATGGCCGACATCGGCTTCCAGGGTGAGGGGCAGCGGCAGAGCATCTCCAACAGCTATGAGGGCCGCGGGTTCTCCCGCTCGTCCGGGCGGCAACTGGCGATGGCCCGCCAGCAGGCGGGCGAGGGCCGGGCCTACTCCGGCATCGCCACCGACACCGCGAACCGGATCGCCGACCTCGAGGCGCAGATCGCCCAATCTCGAGTCGGAGCGGCCCGCGAGGCCGCGTCCGCCGCGTTCAGCGCGGCACCGAAGGTTCAAGCCAACGTGGAGGGCTACTAGTGGCCGACGCGTTCGACACCGCAACCCAACAGGCCGAGGAGCAGCGCCGGGCCGCGATGGCCGCCATCGCCTCCGGTGGCAGCGCGGGTGCGCAGGCATACGCGCAGGGCCAGGCCGAGATCCAGGCGGCCCGCTCCGCGGCCCTCAACGCGGCGCTCGCTGATGCGGCGGCTCGTGGGCAGCAGAACGTCGGGGGGGCGGTCCAGTCGGTCGTCGGGCGGCCCTACGACCAGCTCAACGCCGGCCTCGCGTCGGCGGCGGCGTCGAACGCGGCGGACACCGCGACCCGCACCGCGGCGGCCGACCGGTACTTCCGGGAGCTCGGCTCCGCGATTCCGGTGGCCCGCACGCAACTCGAGACGAGCATCGCCCAGGCCAAGCAGAAGGCAGCCGCCGACGCGGCCGCGAAGCAGGCCGAGCTCTCGGACTCCGAGCTGCGGACCCGGCTCATGGGCGCAGGCGAACTCATGCGCGACCAGGAGATGGCCGAGTACCGGCACAACCATCACCTCCAGCAGAAGGCCCTGAACCAGAAGAAGGCCCAGTTCGCTCAGGTCGACGCGCAGATCGCCGCGAACAAGAAGCAGGGCCTCCGGGTCAAGAACTCGCAGGAGCAGGCCAACCTCGTCCACTTGCGGCATGTCCTCGGCCAGCAGGTCCAGGAACTTCGCCGGCCCCGCAACCTGACCACCCAGGCGCTCAAGAACCCGGCGCCGGTCGAGTCCTACGCCCGGTCCGCTGGTGTGGAAGCCGGCTACGCCCCGGAGCGGGTCGCCGGGCTGATCCAGATGCCGGGCCCGTCGAAGCAGCCGCTCGGCGCGTCGCCGTCGCTGGAAGTGGCCGCACAGCGGGCCGGGATCGGCCGCAAGATGTTGGGGCGCCTTACTGCCTCGCCGCCGGAGGACAAGGACGCTCGCCCGGCGTGGGAGCAGTCGCATCCGGGCGCGGTCTGGTTTGGGAGGGTGTCGGGCCAGGTGCCGGAAGCGATCAAGAACGGCGTCCCGTTCGAGAAGTTCATGAGCGACGTGAACACGCAGCTTCCCAAGAGTCTGCGCCGGACGAGGGCGCTGATCTTCCAGTTGTACGGCCCCGCGTTCGCCGCGGCCGGGCTGACCTGAGATGGCCTACGACCCCACCTTCGGCGGTGGTGGCGGTGGTGGTGGAGGCGGTGGCTACGACCCCACCTTCGGCGGCGGCGGCGGTCGTGGCGGTTCCAGCGGTGGTGGTGGTGGCCGCCCGAAGGTGCGGGAGTCGCATCCGGTCAAGGATCTCGGCGCGGCCGCGGTACGGCTCGTCCGCACGATCCCGAACCTCAAGGGCGACCAGCGGCAACGCGCCATCGACGTGTTCACCAGCAAGATCAAGGGGCTGCCGAAGGAGCAGTTGCGGCGCATCGACGCGTCGATCCCGGTCGCCGGCAACGACCCGTCGCTCGGCATCCAGTTGCACCAGGCGGTGCGGGACGCGAACCCGAAGCACTACAACCCTGGCTCCGGTATCGGGTTCGTCAAGGGCGGCGGCATGGCCCTCACCGGCGCGCTGAACGTCCTCAACGCGCCCGCCCAGGCGGTCACCTCCACCGTCGCCGAAGCGACCCGCGAAGGCGGCTGGCAGCACTCCGATCCCGGCAAGCTGCTCGAGGCCGCCAAGGAAGGGCTGCTCAACCAGCGGCACGACACGATCTCGTCGATCTTCGCTGAGTCCGGCCATCCCATCAAGAACAAGGCCCTCGCCTTCACCGCCGACGTCGCGGGCGGCATCGCGCTCGACCCGCTCACCTACGTCTCGTTCGGGACCAGCCGGCTCGCCCAGTCCGGCACCCGCGCGTCGGTCGGTGTGCTCGGCGCGGAACGGACCGCCGAGGTGATCGACAAGGGCGCCAAGATCCTCTCCGCCGAGGAGAAGGCCCGCCTCGCCGCCAACATGAGCCCCCGCGTCTACGAGGCGTTCATCAAGGGGGCCCGCGGCGGCGTCAAGGTCGCGCACCCGACGCTCAACCCCCGCACGATCCTCCGCCGGCACAGCCTCCTGTCCGAGCCGCGCACCGTGATCGCCGGACCGTTCACCCGTGCCAAGGCGGGGCGGCTCATCGAGTCGACCGGTGGGCTCAGCACCGCCGAGCAGAAGGGCATCCTCGCCGCCCAGGATCTCGCCCGCGAGTCGTCGCGGCGGGCGGATGAGTTGCGCGCCCGCGCCGACCTCGCCGACCTCGCGGCGGAGCAGGCCCCGGTCCGGGTCGGCGCGCCCGGCGAGGGCTCCGGCCGCGGTGCGGCGCTGCGGGCCCAGGCCGACCAGCTCGACGCCGAGGCTGCCGACGCGGCCCGTCAGGCCGAGGAGGCGATCGTCGCCGGGCGGGACGCGGCGAAGTCGGCGTCGGCCCGGCTGGTGAACCATCCGTTGAACCGGCTCGGGAACCGGCTCGGTGACACCGCCCTCGCCGACTCGCTGCGAGGCGTGTTCGTGCCCCGCGGCAACGTCGCCCACGCGTTCGGGGAGGCCGCCGCCCACGACCTCGACACGCTCCGCACCCAGTTCCAGGGGTCGTTCACCACCGCAGTTGCCGACCATGTGGCGAAGTTGCGCCACGCGGCGCGCGAGTCGAAGGCGACGACCGACGACCTCACCCACATCATCGGCCCGGCGATGGACGTGGGCGGCAAGGGCCGCGCCGCGATCCCCGACCGGCTCAAGCCCATGTACGACGCGCTCAACGACCTGCGCCACGACATCACCCAACGGCAGATCGCCGCCGGCGTCGCCCGCGAGACCGCCCTGCACAACACCGACGAGTATTTCGCCCGCTACCTCACCCAAGAGGCGACCGAAGCCATCTACGGGAAGGGGGCGAGCAAGCTGCCGCTGGTGCCGGGCGAGCCGAATGTGACCCGGATGCGCTCGAGCAACCTCCGAGCCCGGAGGGCCAACAAGGAACTCTCCATCCAGGAGATCAACGACCAGAGCCTCGCCCAGCACGGGTTCAAGACGTTCGAGGAGAACCCGCTCATCGCCGGGAGCCGCCGCGCGGTGGAAGCCGAGCGGGACATCGCCCAACGCACCTACACCAACGGGGTGTTGCAGCTGCGGGACCGGGCCGGGAACCGCATCGTGTTCACCGCCGACGAGCTCAAGGGCAAGCGGCCCGCCGGCTACCAGGAGCTCAAGACCCCCCAAGGGGTGATCTACGCGCCGCCGGAGGTCGCGCAAGAGGTCAAGAAGACCATGGGCCTGTTCACCGACGACAAGGCGCTGCACAACTTCCTGCGCGGCGTCGACCGGTGGATGACACTGTGGAAGGGCTACGCGACGGTGCCGCTCCCGTTCGGCCTCGGATTCCACATGCGGAACGCGGTCGGCAACGTGTTCAACGCGTGGCTGCGCGGTTTGCAGCCGGGCTCGTCGGAGTACGCGTGGGCGTTCAAGGTGCAACGCCAGATGCGGAAGGGTCGCCGCGAGGGTGACGTGCTCAAGTACCTCAAGGGCTCCGACCGGGACGTGATCGAACACGCGCTCAAGGACTCGACGCTCGACACCCGGTTCGTGGACATCGACCTGCCCAAGTCCAGCACCGAAGCGGTCGAGGTGCCGTTCCGCAACGCGAGCGCCGGGCAGAAGGCCCGCCGCGCCGGCCGGGCCGCGAACCCACTCAACCCGCACAACGCGCTGATCTCCTCCGGCCGGGCGATGGCATCCGGCATCGAGTCGAACGCCCGCCTCGCCCTGTACCGGTACGTCTACAAGCAGACCGGCTCGTTCGACGACGCGGCCCGCGACGTCCGCAAGTACCTGTTCGACTACGGCGACCTGACTCCCACCGAGCAGCAGGTCTTCAAGCGACTCAAGGCGTTCTACTGCGTTCCCGACGATCACGAGATCCTCACCCGCCGCGGCTGGATGCGGCACGACGATCTCATCGTCGGCGAGGACGTGATGGTCCTCGACCCGCAGACCCACGAGCTGCGGTGGGAGCCGCTTCTCGACGTGGCGCGCTTCGACTACGACGGTGAACTCCGCACCCTGGAACGGCGCGGCGGACGATTCCTGTTCACCGACGACCACCGCTGGCCGGTCGAGGTCAACCGCACGAAGGTCAAGGGCAAGTGGTACGGCGGCGAACGCAAGATCGTGCGCGCCCACGAGCTCAACACGACCCACCGCATCCCGCTCACCGGCGAGTTCAACGACTACGGGCAGTCGTCTCTTCTCTCGCCGCGCCATGCGGCGATCCTCGGCTGGGTCGTCACCGATGGTCATGGGCGCTGGAACGGGCCGAACAACTGGCAGGCCGTCGTCTACCAGTCGCCCGGCAAGCACCTCGACGAGATCATCGAACTGTTGGGGACCTCGCCTCGGAAGCCGCACCCCGACACTGGCGTCGTTCCCGTTCCGGTCGGACTCGAGGACCGGAACGCCATCACGAAGCACTACCACGAGAAGAATGACCTTCCCTCGCTCGTCACGCACCTGGACCGTGAAGCGGCCGAAGCGATGTGGCAGGCCATGTTCAAGGCCGAAGGGTGGACGTCCGGCAACGGCACGCAAGGCTTCGCCCAACAGCGAAGCCCCGTCGCGGCGGCATTCCAGATCCTCTGCTACATGACCGGCCGGTCCCTGTGGCTCGGCAAGGGCACCAGCCACTACGTGCGGACCTCGACGAGCCTCGGCGTCAAGGAGGGCATGGGACGCGAGCACTACCGGGGGACGATCTGGTGCCCGCAGACCCCAACCGGAACCTGGCTCATGCGCCACGACGGCGCCGTGATCCCCACCGGGAACACGTACTCCCGGAAGAACATCCCGCTCCAGCTCGGCGCGATGGTCACGACGCCCGGCAAGTTCTCCCACCTCCGCACGGTGCAGCTCGCGCTCGCCGACCAGGCATCCGCACCGGAGGGCCTCTACCCGTCATATCTGCCCGAGCTGGGCGGCGTGCCGCTGCCCGCGTCGGTGAAGGTGAACGGCAACCGGGTCGTCTACGCCCCCGACCTGCCGGTCAACAACGCCGCCAACGAACTCGACCCGGTGTTGAACCTGATCGCCGCCGGGGTGCCCGGCGCGGACAAGGTGCTGCCCAAGAACGAGCAGGGCCTCCCCGGCGCGCTGCGGGACATTCTGCCGTCGCTCGTCTCTGGCGGTGCGCCCGGCGCCGCGCTCACCGGGGCGCAGATCGCGGGCGGGGAGTCGTTCTTCTCCGGCCGGAGGCTCCAGGGGAACGTGCAGGCCCCGTTCTACGCGACGCCGTTCGCCCGCGAACGGTACGTGGAAGGCAAGATGCGGCCATCGATCACCACCGCGCAGCAGTTCGCGGCCGAGGATCTCCTGCCGATCCTCGGCAAGTTCTCCTCCGCCTTCCCCCGCGGCCAGTTCGAGAAGTCGAAGCAGTCCCGGCGGCTGCTCTCCACCCTCACCGGCCAGCGGATCTACGAGCTGTCGAAGGGCACGAACCGGGCCGAGGCACTCCGCCGGCTCGAGATCATCAGCCAGCTTCTCGCCGACATCCGCGCCCGCGGCATCGAACCGGCGTCGTCACGATGAAGCTCGTCTCCCGCTCCGAGGCCGGACTGCGGCCCCCCACCTCCGGCTACACCCCCTGGCCGCGCGGCTGCCCGTGGGGCATCGCGATCCATTACGTCGGCGGGGCGGGCCATATCGGGCTCGTCTCCCACAACCAGTGTGCGGGCCAGTGGCGGTCCATGCAGGCCTACGCGATGTCCGGGAACTACAAGTGGACGTTCTCCGACATCGAATACAACCTCGGGGTCTGCCCGCACGGGTACGTGTTCGTCGGCCGCGGCCTCGAGGGCCAGGGCGCCGCACAGAAGGGCGCCAACAGCACCCACCTGTCGATCTGCTACCTCGCGAACGTCGCGGACACGGTGACCCTCGACGGTGACCAGGGCCTCCGCGACGCCATCGGCTACGCCAAGAGCCGCCATCCGAGCATCCGCGAGGTGGTCGGACACCGCGACACGGCCGGCAACCCGACCGGCACCGCGTGTCCCGGCGTCCACCTCGAGGCGTGGCTCCACGGCGCGGCACCCAACATCCCCACCCAGGAGGACGACGATATGACCCCCGACCAGGCCGCGGCGCTCGCCCGCATCGATGCGTTCATGCGGAACCTGTCCCTCGACGGGAGCCTCAAGACGCTCGACGAGCGGCTCCAGAAGGTCGAAGCCGCAGTCGCCGCCATGCCGAAGCTCGTCCTCCTCGCCACCGCCGCCGCAGACGACGCCAACGCGGTCAAGAAGAAGCTCGACGCATGATCGCGGTCACCACCAGCGGTGACGTGCTCATCGGGGTGCTGAGCGCGCTCGGGCTGGTCGCGTCGACGACGATCCCGTGGTGGCTGTCAGCCCGCAAGGTCAAGCACCGGCTCGGCAACCCCAACGGCTACGGCTCCATCAGCGAGATGCTCGAGACGACCATCGAGCGGGTCGGCAGCCTCAACCACCGGCTCGAGGAGCACACCGCCCAGGACGCCCGCAACTTCTACCGCATCAACGAGCGGCTCGACGCCCTCGACGGTTCCGTCCGCACCTGACCCCCCGTCCCAACCCAAAGGAGTCCCTTCCCATGAGTCTGCTCACCCTCTGGCGCAACGAGCCGGTCCGCGTCGCATCGTTCCTCGCCGCGGTCCTCGCCGTCCTCGCCGGCTTCGGGATCGTCGTCCCCGACGTCAACGCGGTGATCGCCCTCCCGGCCGCGGTGGCGTTCCTCCTCGGCGGCGAGGCCGTCCGGTCGCAGACGACGCCGGCCAACCCCCGCTAGCCCGCTCCTGGCGCTTCAAGGCCCGTATCCGCCGCTCGTTGGCCCACCACTGGCGGGTCAGGCAGTCCGGCGGCCCGTAGAAGGCCCACAGGACCGCCATCCAGACCAGGAACACGGCCAGCCACGCCCACCACGGCTCACCGAACAGGTTGTCGGCCGGATCGAAATACACGAATCCCCCTAGAACTGGTCAGATTCCCCCGACCGCCCCGCCACACGGTAGTCGCGGCCCTCCATGCCCTCGCGCAACCGGCCCGAGGCCCGCAGCCGCTTCACGTAGATGGCGGTGGAGGACAGATCCTCGTGGCCGAGCGCGAGGCGCAAGTCCTCAACGTCGACGCCCGGCCGGCCCGCGTCGGGCTGGCCGGCGAGCAGATCGCGGGCGAAGGTGTGGCGCAGGGCGTGAGCTGACCGGCCGTCGCGGGCCCGCTTCTTGACCCCGGCATCCTGCATAGCCTCCCGCACCATCATCCCGATGCGATCCACCGACAGGCCCCGAAACGGCGGCTGGTAGGACCGGATCAACGGTCCCGCCACCGGCGGGTACTCGGCCAGGTAGGCGTCCATCGCCGCCAGCGTCTCGCTGGTGATCGGCAACCATCGTTCCTTGTTCCCCTTCCCCCTCACCAGCATCACCCCATCGAGCGTGTCGATGTCCCCCGTCTCGAGCCGCTGCACCTCGCAGGTGCGCAGGCCCTCCTGCACCATGAGCGTGACCACCAGCCGGGCCCGTGCGTCCGGGCAGGCGGCGAGCGTGGCCGCGATCGTCTCCGGCGGCATGGCCCGCGGCTGGGACTGCGGCCGGCGTGGCCCCTTGATCCCGTCGCAGGGCGACCGGTTGATCTGGCCCGTGTCGACGGTCCACCGGAAGAACGAGCGGAGCGCCACGTACCGGAACGAGATCGTCGACGCGGCGATGCCCCGGCCGGACTGTTCAGCGAACCATGCCTCGACGTGCTTGCGGCTCACCTGGGCGAGGGGCCGCTCCATGCCCACGGTCTGCGCGAAGCCGATGAGGATGGAACGGTAGTTCTCCGCCGTCGACGCTTGGATTTCCCGTAACGACCGGCGCATGTTCACCCATTTGAGTGCCGCGCTGATGATCGTGACCTTCCGTGGCCCGCCCATCTCTCCCTCGTGTGATACTGCGCCCAATCCTGTGGGCGTACCTGCCACATATCGCACGCTGGGTGACCGATCTTGAGCCACAATCTCACCACCAGTGGCCGGCAAGGCGGCTACCAGCGAGTGTCGGACTGCATGGCTTGTCGCGAACGACCTGGAAGGGGTCGTTCTTCGACCGCTCGATGCCGCCGAACAGGCGCCTCCCCTGGGCGAGCTCGTCGTTCTCGGGGACGAGCGCGTCGTCGAGGAACTCGGGCGGGACGCCGAGCGCGTGGGCGACCGCGACCATGTGGACCGTGGATGTGTAGACCCCGCCCGGCCAGGCGTAGTCGCGGTCCTTGTCCGGTCCCGCTTCGATACCGCCGATGATGCGGCGCGAGATCGTGATGGGCCGGACGAGGTGCTCGCGCGCCCGGTCCGCGAGGTCCGTCTGTGTCCAGCCTCGTGCGAGTCGCAGGACCCGGACCCGTTCGCCGGCCGCGAGCCCGGCGAGGTCAAGGACTGGCATCGTGCGCTCGTGGTCGTTCTGTGGGTTGCTCATGGCGTGCTTGCCTCCTGGACGCGTAGTGGGCCCGTCCTTCCCCGCCCGCGAGTGGAACACACTCCGCGTGAAGGTGCAAGCAAAATGTTCGTCAACCTGGGACCTTGACCCCCAAACAGGACGCATGTACCATGCACCACGTTCCGAAGATGACGCGATGGGGAGGGGACGACGTGGCGTACATGGCGTATCAGGTGCGGGCGGACCGGTTGAAGAAGTACCGGAGGCAGCATCTCCTCACCCAGCAGCAGTTCGCCGATCAGCTCGGCGTCCACATCGCCACCGTCCAGCGGGCCGAGCGAGGCCAGCCCGCAGGCCGCGAGACGATCCGGCGGTTCTGCGACGCGATCGGCTGCAAGCCGCTCGAGCTCATCAAGTGACCCCCCGCAACGCCAGCAGCAGGGGCGGCAAGCGGCTCTACGCGTGGCGGGACGAGAAGTTCTGGTCGGTGACCACGATCCTCTCCGGCGGCATCCCCAAGCCGGCGCTGCCCAGCTGGGCCGCCCGCGAGGCGGCCACATTCGCGGTGGAGCACGTCGAGCAGGTGGCCGCACTCGTCGATAGCGGCGACGCCAAGGCCGCGGCCGATCTCATCAAGGGCGCCCCCTGGCGGGCCCGCGACAAGGCCGCCGACCTCGGCACCGCCGTCCACGCCGCGGTCGAGGCCCTCGTGCTCGGCAAGCCTGCCCCCGACCGGGGAGAGGACGTCGCCCCGTTCATGGAACACTTCGACCGGTTCGTCAACGACTGGAACGTGACCTTCACCGCCAGCGAGGCGACGGTCTACTCGCGGGCCGAGAAGTACGCCGGCACGTTCGACTTCACGGCGACGATCCCGCGGCTCGCTGACCTCGGCTATTCGGGCGACCGGTGCCTCGGCGACCTCAAGACCGGCAAGGGCGTCTACCCCGAGGTGGCGCTCCAGCTCGCCGCGTACGCGCACGCCGATTTCATCGGCCTCCCGAACGGTGATGAGGTGCCCGTCCCCGAGGTGGACTGCGGCATCGTACTGCACCTTCGTCCGACCGGATACCGGCTGATCCCGGCCCGCATCGACGACGAGGTGTTCCTCACGTTCAAGTACGCCCGCGAGGTGTTCCGCTGGGCGGAGGATCTGTCGGCCGATGTTCTCGGTCCGGCGCTTGACGCGGAGGCGGCAGCATGATCAAAGTCAGAACGCAGTCGGCTCTGAATGCGGCGATCGCGGCCGACCCGGGTGAGTTGATCGTCTGTGTGGGCAACGGACCGTTCTACGCGTCCGGCTCGGCGACTGTCCGGGCGTCCGGCTCGGCGACCGTCCAGGCGTACGACTCGGCGACCGTCCAGGCGTACGACTCGGCGACCGTCCGGGCGTACGACTCGGCGACCGTCCGGGCGTACAGCTCGGCGACCGTCCGGGCGTACGACTCGGCGACTGTCCGGGCGTCCGGCTCGGCGACCGTCCAGGCGTCCGGCTCGGCGACCGTCCAGGCGTCCGACTCGGCGACCGTCCGGGCGTACAGCTCGGCGACCGTCCGGGCGTACGACTCGGCGACTGTCCGGGCGTCCGGCTCGGCGACCGTCCGGGCGTACGACTCGGTGACCGTCCAGGCGTCCGACTCGGCGACCGTCCAGGCGTCCGACTCGGCGACCGTCCGGGCGTACGACTCGGCGACTGTCCGGGCGTCCGGCTCGGCGACCGTCCAGGCGTCCGACTCGGCGACCGTCCAGGCGTACGACTCGGCGACCGTCCGGGCGTCCGAGTACGTCGCCGTCACGAGGCACGGCACGAGGGCCAAGGTCACGGGTGGCGTGCTCGTCCAGGTTCCTCGCCTCACCACCCCTGCCGAGTGGTGTGAGTTCCACGGAGTCGCAGTCAAACGCGGGATCGTAACGCTCTACAAGGCGGTCAACGACGACTATGAATCGGCGCACGGCACGTCGTACGCGCCGGGCACTAAGCCCGAAGCGCCCGATTGGGACCCTGTTCCTGAGTGTGGTGGTGGGCTCCACTTCTCACCCCGACCATCCGCTGCCCTGGCGTTCGCTGCCGACGCCGCGCGATTCGTTGCCTGCCCGGTGAGACTAGACGAGATCGTCGTTCACCCTGATGGCCTGTACCCGGAAAAGGTGAAGGCTCCACGCGTCGTCGGTAAGGGCTGCTACGAGGTCAACATCGACGGGGAACCAATCTGATGCCCCTCCTCGACGTGCAGATGGGAATGCGGGAGCTCGGCCGAATCCGCATGGGTGAGAAGCGGCAGAGCAAGAACGGCAAGTCGTTCCCTGCGAAGCTCGATACATGGCGGCTCACCAGCCCCTCGCGCCGACTCCTCGAGGCGCTCGCCGAGCGGTACGGCGGCACGGTGAGCGAGTGGGAGGACCCGCGCGCCGGCAAGCAGCATCAGTTGACCACGACGACCGACACGCTTGAGGTGATCGTCCCGACCGGTGATGTCGGCTCCCAATGGTGGGAACGCTGGTCCGCGGATGGCTGCATCCGCCGTTGCGACGGAGCGACCGACACCGTGACCGGCAAGCCGTGTGACTGTCCGGCCGATCTCGCTGACCGGGCCGTGGCGGCCGCGACCGGGCGGGCGTGCAAGCCGACGACCCGCGTGTCGCTGATCCTCGTCGGCTGCCCCGAGGTCGGCCTCTGGCGCATCCAGTCGACCGGTATGAACGCGGCCCGCGAGTTCGCCGCCGTCGCCCAGGTCTGCCAGCTCGCCACCCGGCAGGGCCGGGTGATCCCCGGCTCGCTACGGCTCGAGCAGCGGCAGGCGAAGCGGCCCGGTGAGGCGACCTCGCACTTCGCGGTGCCGGTCCTCGAGGTGAACCATGGCTTCGACGAGATCCTCCGTACGCTGGGGATGCTCGACGACAACACCTCGTTCGCGCCGTCGATCGCAGCGCCGTCCGCCCCGGCGCTGCCCGAAGCCCGGCCGGGCCTGCCCCCCGATCCGGGCTTCTCGCGGGCTGCCGGGCCGGTGGACGCCCCCCTACGTCCGCCGGTTCCGGCGCCCGCACCACCAGTTGACGGCATCGCGGAGGCTGAGGTCATCGAGGAGGGGGGGGTGAGCTCGGCACCGGAACCGGTGGGGCCCACCGAGCCTCTCACCCCCCCTCCCGACGAGTGGGACGCGGCCCGCTGGCAGGCCGAGGCGAAGCGGCGCGGCATCGCCCGCCGTGATCTCGTGATGAAGGCCCGTGAGTTGACCGGCGAAGCGGTCAACACGTTCGCCGACCTGGCACACCCCGACGTCGCCCCGTCCGTGCGGCTGTGGATCGAAACCCAAGGAGACTGACCAGTGGACACGAACATCGTCACCATCACCGGGAACCTCACCCGCGACCCCGAGCTCAAGTACGGGCAGCGCGGCAACGCCGTCGCCCGATTCGGCCTCGCCTACAACCGCCGCTGGTTCGACAAGACGAAGAACGACTACACGGAGGAGGTGTCGTTCTTCAACGTCGTCGCGTTCGCGGCGGTCGGCGAGAACGCCGTCGACACGCTCCGCAAGGGCGACCGGGTGGTCGTCACCGGTCGGCTCCAGCAGCGGTCGTGGGAGACGGACAACGGCGAGAAGCGGTCGTCGGTCGAGATCATCGCTGATGAGCTGGCCCCGTCGCTGCGCTGGGCGACCGCCACGGTGGTCCGCAACGAGAAGCGGGAGACGGTCGGCGGCAGCAGGCCCGCGCCGCCGGAGTTCGATGGGGAGGAGCCGTTCTAGTGGACTACTACCCGCTCGAGGACCCTGGGCTGTACGAGGAGGAGGCGTACTCCGACTGGTGCGACCGGTGCGGCCTCGACCCGGACGATCCGCACACCGAGATCGCGTGGGACCGGTTCATCAACCGTGAGGACCGCTGACCGTGCCGGTGACGATGGCAGACGTCGACAGGATCTTGCAGTCGTACACCGACAGGTACGTGGCGGCGGCGACGCTCAACCCGCCGCCGATCTGGACTGCGCTGCATCCGGGCGAGCGGTGGAAGCCATCGGACGAGGAGGCCCAGGTCGGGTACGCGGCGCTGGCGCGCATCCATGCCCGCGGACCGCATTGGCAGACGGTCCACATCGCGGGCGACCTGAACATGGTCGTAGCGCCTCGTCTCACCCGACTCCAGCGGCGGATCGTCGAGTGGCGGGACCGTCTCGCGGCTGCGTGGGGGGTTCTCCGTGGCGACAAGAGCCGGAGGCGTTAGCCGTGCCGTACATCACGCCGAAGGCACGCCGCGAGGTGATCCGTGAACGGTCCGCTACCACGCCCGGCGAGCTGGCGTTCCTGATCGCCGGCCTGGTCGACGGGTACGTCGCCGCCAACCTCACCTTCGACCGGATCAACGCGGCGATCGGCGTGCTCGAGTCCGTCAAGCAGGAGCTGTACCGCCGGGTCGCGGTCGGCTACGAGGACCGGAAGCGGATCGCGAACGGTGAGGTGTTCGACTCGGTGCGGGTGCTGGTCGAGCAGCAGGCGAATGCCGGGTGAGGTGGTTGTGGCGGCGGCTCGCCGACTGGTGCGTCCCGGCGTCCGCGCTCGCGTGGCCGCGTCGGGTGGCCCGGTGACGAGCGCAAGCGCCCGCAAGGGTGCCCGGTGGGAACGCGAGCTGGTCGCGTACCTCCGCGCCGAAGGCTTCGACGCCGAGCGAGCCTACGGTGCCGGCCGACCGGAGGATGTGGGCGACATCGCCGGCATCCCCGGCGTGGTGCTCGAGGCCAAGTCGTGCCGCCGGTTCGAGCTGTCCGCATGGTGCGACGAGGCCGAACGTGAGGCCGCCAACCGGGGCGACGGCAGCATGGGTGTGGTGGCGGTGAAGGCTCCCGGCAAGCCCGCCGCGGGCTCGTACCTCGTGGTGCGGCTCGGCGCGGCCGGCGTGCCGATCCTCCGCGCTTTGGCGCGCATGGGCCATGCAGGAAGTGTGACCGCGTGAGGGTCGGTTCGCTGTTCGCGGGGATCGGCGGCTTCGACCTCGGCCTCGAGCGGGCCGGGATGCGAACCGTGTTCCAGGTCGAGATCGACCGCCGCTGCGGTGAGCTCCTCAACGCCCACTGGCCGGAAGTTCCGCTCCACATCGACATCAAGGAGGTAATCGTGAAGCCGTGGAGGCTCACGGAGGAACAGAAGCGGAGCGCAGTCGTGATGTACGAGGCGGGTCTTTCCTGCGCTCAGGTCGGGGACTACTTCGGCGTTTCGAGACAATCCGCCTGGGACGTGCTGCGGCGCCGCACGACGATGCGCCCGCGGGAACGTCACGGCAGCGACAACCACTTCTGGCGCGGTACATCGGACGATGACCGAGCGCAGAACATCGTCGAGAAGGCGCTCGAGTGCGAACGGCTCCAAGGCTTCCCCGACTATTGGACCGAAGGCTTCTCGGACAATCAGCGGTATCGGATGCTCGGCAACGCGGTCGCGGTGCCGGTCGTCGAGTGGATCGGCCGGCGAATCATGGCGGAGGAGGCCGCGTGAGCCGCCCCGCGAAGCGGCTCACCTGCCGCGCCAACGTCGGGCCGCACCGGCTCCCGTTCGGGCCGATCGCCGCCGAGTTCGGACGGCACGGCCTCCACACCGCACCAGCCATCGCCCGCGCGGTCGGCTGCACACCAGCCGCGATCCGCGACTGGGCACGTCAGGGTGTCGGCATCATCGTCGCTGACCGGCTCTGCATCCGGGCCGGGGCTCACCCGTTCGTCGTCTACGGCGACGACTGGTTCGCCATCGACTTCGACGGGCCAGGCGGGAAGCGGCAGGCGTTCACCGCCCTCGAGGCCCGCAGCGTCCGGGCACGTCACGCGGCGGGAGCACCCATGCGAGCTCTGGCCCGCGAGTACGGCGTCGACAAGAACAGCATCCGCCAGATTGTGACCGGCAAGACCTACCGGGAGGACAGCGAGTGAGCAAGCCGACCGACGACAAGGTGCCCGCCTACGTCCACAAGGCGCACGCGGCCGCCCTCGAGGCCGAGGCGGAGGAACGGCGGCACGCGGCCCGCATCAACGCGGCGAACGCCAAGCAGGCCGAGTACGCGGCCGACGTCGCCGAGTTCGTCCGCGACCGTGAGGTCGAGAAGCGGCGCGCCGAGCTGAACAACGACTACAACAACCGGCTCTACCGGTTCACCTCGGCTGTCGACGTCGGCTCCGCGGCCAAGTGCATGGACACGCTGAACCTGTGGGCCCGCATCGACCCCGGCTGCGACATCGAGATCGTGTTCTTCTCGCCCGGCGGGTCCGTCACGGACGGCATGGCCCTGTTCGACACCATCCAGCTACTCCGCAGGGCGGGCCACCACGTCACCACGACCGCGATCGGGATGGCCGCTTCGATGGGCGGCATCTTGCTCCAGGCCGGCGACGTGCGGCGCATGACCCGCGAGTCGTGGGTGCTCATCCATCAGGTGCAGGCCGGCGCGGCCGGGTCGTTCGGCGAGATCGAGGACCGGGTGAAGTGGCTCGAGCGCATCCAGGGGCGCATCCTCGACATCTTCGCCAACCGGGCGGCCGGGTCGAAGGCGAAGAAGAAGCTCAAGCGCGAGGACTTCGAGAAGGGCTGGACCCGCACCGACTGGTGGCTCTCCTCCGATGAGTGCCTCAAGCACGGCATCGTCGACGAGGTGCTCTGAGATGGCCCGCACCCCGCTCACCGAGTTCGCCGCCACGCAGCCTGTGGTGCGAAGCGTCCCGTGGCTGTCCACGATCCCGGAGCATGACGAGATCGTCGCCGCGTGGAAGGCCGGCGTCGGCGCCAGCGCGATCTGCCGGTGGCTGATCGAGGAGTGCGGCTACGCGCCATCCGAGGCGACCCGCAACCGGGTCCATGGCTACCTGACCACCCATCAAGGGAAGTCGAAATGAACGACCCGAAGCCGCTCGAGGACTTCGCCACGTTCGAGGCGGAGAACGCCGAGCTCCGCGCCGCGAACCAGCGGCTCCAGCGGCAACTCGCACGGGCGAAGGCCAAGACCGACGAGCTCGTCGCCGCGGTCTACCAGGCCGCTCACGACGCTCAACTCACGCTCGGCAAGCCCGCACGCTCGACACCGCCCAAGAAGGACCGGCGAGGCAAGCGGACAGCCGAGGTGGCTCTCCTGCACACGACCGACTGGCAGGTCGGCAAGCAGACCGACTCCTACGACTCGACGGTCGCTGCCCAGCGTCTCGACACCTACGCGCGGAAGGTGCTCTCGCTCACCGACATCCAGCGCGCCGACCATCCGGTACCGGAAGCGGTGCTCATGCTCGGCGGCGACATGCTCGAGGGCGTCTCCATCTTCCCGACCCAAGCATTCGAGGTCGACAGCACCCTCTACGAGCAGACGTTCACCGTCGTCCGGCTCATCGAGAACATGGTCCGCACCCTGCTCGACGGGTTCGAGAAGGTCACGGTGTGGGACATCCACGGCAACCACGGCCGCATCGGCCGCCGCGGTGACGTGCCCGGCCTCGACAACGTGGATCGGATGATCTACCGCATCGTGGCCGACCGGTTCACCGACGAACCGCGGCTCGCATGGCATCACGCGAACACCTGGCATCAGCACGTTGAGGTCGGGAACTACCGGGCGCTCCTCGTCCACGGCGACCAGATCCGGTCGTTCGGCGGCAACCTTCCCGCGTACGGGATCATCAAGAAGTTCTCCGCATGGAAGGCCGGGGTCCTCGAGCCGTTCCGCGACGGGTACGTCGGACACTTCCACACCTCGCAGCAGCTCAACCTGCCCGCGGGCGGGTCGATCTACATGACTGGCTCCCCCGAGTCGGGCAACGAGTTCGCCCGCGAGTTCGTCGCCGCGACCGGCGAACCGACCCAACGGCTGAACTTCATCGACCCGGAACGGGGACGCGTCACCGCCGCCTACGAGGTGTGGCTGTGAGCCGCGGCGAGTGCCCGAAAGGATGCGACAACCGGGCCGGGCGCATTGACGAGGATGCCCTTGCCCGCGGCCTCTACGGCCCCTGGGACGGGAAAGAGGAGCGGTACTACTCGTCCATTGTCGGCATCGAGGTCCCGGAGAAGTTCGACGGGGTGAGCTACTGGCTCTGCCCCAAGTGCGGCACCACCTGGGACCGATGGAACGGCGAGGTCGTCGAGTTGTGACCTCCACCGTGTGGAATGCCGTCGAGACGTGGGTGCTCGATCTGGCCCTCGAGTGGGAGGTGCTGCTCGACCTGCCGAGCATCACCGTCGAGCACGTATTCGTACCCACCACCCGCGACGACGATGCCGACACGGCCGCCGACACCGACCCCAAGTGGCAGTACCGGCAGGCAACGATCCGTTGGTACCTGCCGGTCTGCGCGTCGATGGGCCGCGAGGCGCTCGAGGCCGTGCTCGTCCACGAGTACGCCCATGTGCTCATGGGTGCGATCAACGACCGACTCAAGCCCGGCTCCGATGAGCACGCCGAGTACGCAACCGAGAACGTCGCCCGCGCGCTGCTCGCGCTCCGCTACACGGACAGGGGGAGTGATGCGAGTGAACCTTGAGCTGCCCGAGTGGCGCGACGAGGAGAACGTCGAGCAGACCGCGGTCTACATCGCCGGCCCAATGCGCGGCGTCCCGTCGTTCGGGTTCCCGATGTTCGACCGGGCCCGCGACTGGCTCAGGAAGCGCGGCTACTTCGTGTTCTCGCCCGCGGACAACGACCGGCGCGCCCATCCCGGCATCGAGGGCTGGCCCGGTTTCGCCGAGGGGCGATTGCTGCCCGGCAACGGGTTCGACATCCATGCCGCGATGGCATGGGATCTGTCAACGGTCACGAAGGTCGACGCCATCGTGCTTCTCCCCGGATGGGAGGGCTCGACCGGCGCGCGGCAGGAGCTCGCGGTAGCGGAGGCGTGCGGCAAGCGCGTGTATCTGTTCGAGCCGGGGAGCCTGTTCGACACGATGAGGGAACGCCCGCGGCTGGTGCTGCTCGGCCTCGCCGGCTACGCCCGGGCCGGTAAGGACACGGCGGGGAAGGTGCTCGTCAACAGGCACGGCTTCGTCAGGGTGGCGTTTGCCGACGCGCTCAAGCAGCTGGCGCTGGAGCGCGACCCCCTAATCCGTGTCCACGACACGGCATCGCTCACCCCGCGCGGGGGCGACTGGCGTTGCAGCGAGCTATACCTCACACACGCCGTGGCTACCTGTGGTTGGGAGTGGGTCAAGGAGAACACCGAGGCGCGAGAGTTCCTCCAGGCCCTCGGCGTGGCGGTGCGTCATTACGTTGACCCCGACGCGTGGGTGAACGCCCTTCTCCGCCAGACCACGGCCGGCGGCCGGTACGTCATCACCGACGTCCGTTTCCCCAACGAGTACGAGGCGATCAAACGAGCTGGCGGGCAGGTGTGGCGCATCGCCCGGCCCGGCACCTACCCGGCGAACGACCACATCTCAGAGACAGCACTCGACATCTACAAGTTCGACCGGACGATCCAGAACATCGGCACCCTCGAGGAGTTCCAGCGGCGCGTGTTCGACCTGTCTCGCCGTGTCGTTTAGACGTCTCACCGACCGTCAAGAGCTCGCCGCCGTTCACGCCTACCGTGAGGGGGCGACCTTGCGCGGGGTCGCCTCCCGGTTCGGGGTGAGTGCCGAGACGGTCCGCAAGATTCTCGACCGGCACGGCCAACAGTCCCGCGATGCGCTCAAGTCGCACAACTGGAGCCCGCCCGGTGACCAGTCGTGGCGGCTCGTCGCGCTGTGCCGCGAGCACGACCATCCCGAGTGGTGGTTCCCGACTGGTCGGAACGCCGCGACCGGCATCGCGCTCTGCCGCCGCTGCCCGGTACGGGTGCCGTGTCTCCGCTGCGGCGAGTCGGTGCCCGACGTCGAAGGCGTGTGGGGCGGCGTCCTGTTCCGCAGGGGGCGCCGTGCCTGAACGCATCCCGCCCCACGACCTCGACGCCGAACGTGCCTTGTTGGGCTCGATGCTGCTCTCGCGCGACGCGATCGACGAGGCGGCTGCGCTGCGGCCGGGCGACTTCTACAAGCCGGCGCACGCGACGCTGTTCCACGCGATCCGGGACCTGGCCGCGCACGGAACACCGGTCGATGTGATCACGGTCGCCGACGCGTGGCCTGACGGCACGAAGGACGACCTGCACGCCCTCGCCGGTGCTACACCCGCGAGCGCGCACGCCTCCGCCTATTGCAGGATCATCGCCGAAACGGCGCAGCATCGCCGCATGATTGCCCTCGCGGGGGAGATTTCGGAACGCTCGTACCGATCGGAGCCGGTCGGACCGATGCTGCTCGAGGTCCAGGAGCTTGCTGCGCCGAACGGCCACGGGGACTACCGGCCCGGCGGCGGCTGGATCTTCGCCGACCATCAGCAGGTGCCTGCCTTGTGGGGGGAGGACGAGCAGATCCTTTGGGCCCGAGGCGAACCGTTCTACCTCGTCGGCCCTACCGGCGTCGGCAAGACGACCCTCACTCAACAGCTCGTCGCCGGCCTCGTCGGCCTCCGCTCCGAGGTGCTCGGCCTCCCCGTCGAACTCGCGAACCGGGTGCTCTACCTCGCGTGCGACCGCCCCTCGCAGATCAAGCGGGCATTCCGGCGACTGTTCACCTCCGAGCAAGTCGACGTACTCGACGAGGCCCTCGTGCTATGGGAAGGCGCGCTCCCCGACGATCTCGCCCGCTCGCCCGAGACGCTGCTCTCGATGGCCCGCGCCGCCGAGGCCGACGTCGTGATCGTTGACAGCATAAAAGACGTGGTGACCGACATCAACGAACCAGCCCAGGGGCAGGCGTTCAACCGGTCCGTGCAGCTCTGCGTCGCGGCCGGCGTCGACGTGCTCGGCCTCCACCACACCCGCAAGAAGCAGGCCGGCGCATCCCGTCTCACCATCGACGACGTGTACGGCGGCTGGTTCGCCGCCGGCGCCGGCTCCATCGTCCTCCTGTCCGGCGAGCCAGGCGATCCGGTCGTCTCGTTCCGGCACGTCAAGCAACCGCTCGAGGAAGTCGGGCCGTGGCAGATTGTCCACGACCACACTCGCGGTGAGTCGAAGGTTGAGCGCGGACCGATCGACGTCGTGGCGGTGCTCGCCCGCCAGGCCGGCGGCCGGACGGCTGCACAGCTCGCCCAGCTCAACGCCGAGGGTGCCGAGCCGTCAGCGGTGCAGATCCGGAAGATGGAACGCCGGCTCGAGGGCCTCGTGAAGCGGGGAAAGGTGGTACGGCTCGAGGGCGAACCGCCCACGTATGGGGCGACTGCGCGCTAGAGCCAGCCCGTCACGACAGGCGGCGCGCCGGGCTCCCGGTGGCGGAGGCGAGCCTGGCCCGTGCCGCCGGGTAGCGGGAGCCGGAGCCCTGGGAGCGTGTTGTCTGCGACAGACAAGTCGGGGCAGTCGATCGCGTCGACGAGCACCATCGACCGCTTCGGATCGAGCGGCTGGTGATTGCCGGTCACCGTGAGGTCAGCCACCTGCTCGAAGCGGAACGCCGCCCCGTCCGGGCTCCCGTACCGCTTGTCCGAGAAGTTGCGGGCGATCGTCCAGTGGCTCCGCTCGGCACCGTTCTTGCCGCGTACCATCATCTGCAACCGGTCGCCTTGCACGCAGTTCCCGGTGACGGTCACCCACGTAGCGGGCCGGCTCGACACCGACGACAGGAAGTTGAGATGGTGCGTGCCGACGAGATTGTGAGTGAGCTGGACGAACGCGACGCGATCGTCTGCATGGTTCGGCTCGAGGTCGAACGCCGTTCTGGCGACACCCGTGATGATGCTCTCAGTGACACCGAGGAACGCCCCCGAACAGATCGCCACGCCCTGACGACCGGTCGTGTCGACGTGGTGACCGCGTACCGAACAGACGAGCGGGCCGCTTGCCGTGTTCCGGCCGAGGTACACGCCGTCGCCGGCGACGTTCCTTGAGGTGCAACCTTGCAGGTAGATCAGCAGGCCGTCAAGGATCGAGAACCCGTGTTGCCCCTCGTAATCGGGGCGGTACCGGCCTTCGGGGTTGGCGCCCTCGACGGTCAGGCCATGGATTTCGACCCGCTCGCATGAGCGGAGGCGGACGTTCGCCCTCGAGAGATGGAACGGTTCCCGGTCGCGCGGCGTGCCCGTCTCGAGGCCGGTCACGAACAAGGTCGCGCCGTCACCGTCGACCTCGAGGTCGTGCCGGCCGACGAGCTCGACCGTCTGCTCGCACCGGTACCGGCCGGGCGGGATCACCGCGACGGTGGGCTCGGCTGGCGTCCCATCGGGCACCTGCGCGAAGAACCGGAGGATCTCGGCCGAGCAGTCGGCCGACCCAGTGGGGTCGGCCTTGAGCGTGTATTCCATCCCGGGCTCCCAGCTAGAAAGGTTCGGGCACGGTCACGGCGCGCCGGGATCGGGCGGCTGCGCGCACGACGGGAGCGGCGCCCGCCATTGCACTCCGGTCGCCCGCTTCGCCCGGTCGATCACGCCGGCCAGGCGCAACAGGTTTCGTTGCACGGTCCGCACCTGCTCGTAGCTGATGCCGAGCTCGGCGGCGATCGCCGGCTTCGACATCGCCCGCTCGAGCAGCAGTACCGCCGCACGGTGCCGAGTCTCGGCATCCATCCTGCGGGGACCCCACGGCGCGCCCCGGCCGACCGGCCGCCGCTCGGGTAGGCAGGCCGCCCACCGGGCCCGCACCTCACCCACGGATGCTGCGGTCATGTTGCCCGCTTCGCCGGTTGGGCATCCTGCCCGGATGCTGCCACGTAGCGGGGGAACGGCCGGCGAGGTGCCCGCTTCGGACACCGGCCGTGCCAGGCGGTCGCCCGCGCCGGGAGCTCGAGAGGCTGCCCGCACGCCTCGCACCGGAACCGGGCAAGGCGGCTCATGTCGGGAACGGGCCGAGCGGCCCGCGCGGGCTGGCAGCAGCCAAGATGGCGAGCCATGTCACCACGGCCGCCACGGTCAGGAACGCCGCCCACAACAGGAGCTCGCCCCATTCGCGGCTCATGCCGTCACCGGCTCGGCCTCGAGCGCCTCGCGGCCCATCGACCGGCAGAACGACTCGAGGAACGCCCACATGAGCGCCTCATCGGTCGGCCCGTGCGCCTCGTTCAACACGAGGTTCGCCAGCTCCTCCGAAATCTCCGTCACCGTCACCGCCACCACCTCACCTTCCGGGCCGCCCATCGCAGCCACGCGGTCACCTCGAGTGCCATCGCCGTGAACGGATCAGCCGGCCTCACCAGATCACCTCCACACGGGCCTGGTTCAGCCCGCCGAGCTCGAGGCCACCGTCGACACGGACCGTGTACCGGTACACGCCCGGCGCGCCCGGCGCGAACACTTCGGCCGTGCCGTTCCCGTGCCTCCACGTGAGCCGGATCACCTCGCCCTCGAGCCCGCCCTCGAACCCGCCGACGATCCGCACCCGGTCGCCCACCCGCGCCGGCCTCACCACGCCACCTCGCCGGCCTCGAGCCTGTCGAAGTACCCGGCCGCGTGATCCTCGGCCCACTCGACGTCGCCCGGCTGCTCGTCACCTGCCGTGAACGCGTCCACCTCGTCGTCGTTGACGCGGACCGAGAATGTCAGGCTGTTGCGCCACCAGACCTCGACGCCGGGCATGTCGCCGTCCTCCCACACCGTGTACCGCTTGAGATTCCTCACCTGATTCCCCTTCCTGTTCGCTTGTGGACATTGTGCATGGATCATGCATCGGCGTCAAGGGTCAGAACCTTGACGCCGGATCCGGCGGCTGCGCGCACGGCCGGGCCCGGCCCGCGAGGAACCTGTCGACGGTCGACGCCCACCATGCGGGCCGGCCGGATACGGTGACATCGGCCGGCGGGAGTACCCGCCGTGTCTGCCATTGATGCACGGTCGCCCGCTTGACGCCGGCCGCACGGGCGAGGCTCTCGACGTCGACCAGCTCCTCGCGCACGACCGGTACCGCGAGCTCGGCCCGCACCTCGGCCGTCGCCTCGGCCGCCCACTCGGCGACCGTCAAGAACGCATCCGCGTCGAGAAGTGCCATACCTTCCGCGGCCTGGTCGGCCCGCATACGATCGCACAACCGGGCGAACACCTCGAGCGTGGGCCTATCCTCGTGAAACGCGCGGAGCGCGAGCCGTTGCCTGTTCGCGTCAAGGGTTGTGAGGTGCGCGGCGTAGCCGAGCGGGAGTAGCCGGCGACGGACGTAGTGCGCGACATCATCGACCAGGCCGACGAGCGGGAGCCGGGCCCGTACCCGCGACTCACTCACCCCGGCCGTGCGCGCCACCTCCGCCACGCTCGAGCCGGCGTCGACGAGCCGAACCATCGCCCGAGCCTCCTCGATAGGGTCAAGGTCGACCCTGCCCACGTTCTCCGCAAGCTGCGCGGCCGCCGCCGCGCCGTCGTCGAGGTCGCGCACCACTACCGGAATCGTCGACCATCCGAGCCGGTCGCGCATCGCCCGAATCCTCCGCTCGCCCGCCACGATCTCGAATCGGCCGCCGGGCATCGGCCGCACGGTCGGCCGTGCCAACAGGCCGGCCGGACCGGCGATCGACGCGGCGAGGTCGTCGAGCGCGCCGTCATCGAACGCCTCCCGATCCTGCCCGCCAGGCCGGACATCGAGCAGTCCGGCCGGGATGTCTGCCAGCCGGCCGGACTGCTCCACCGTGTCGCCCATCGGTCTAGGCCGCGGCCTTCGACCGCTCGGCCGCGGCGAGAATCCGCCGGGCCGAGTCGCGGAGGTGGTCCGGGCACCGGACGGCGAGCGTGCCGGCGTCGACTGCACGGGCGACGTTCGCCCGCACCGCGACCCTGGCCACGGTCGGGAGGGAGAGAGTCTGCTCGAGGTCGGTCGGGCCGAGCGCGCGGCCCGGCTCCTGCACGATAACCATGCCGGCCGAGCTCGAGGCCCGGTGCCCGATGCCGTCCGTGACCGCGAGCCGGGCGAGGTCGAGGTACGATTCCCGCAGCACCACGCACCACGGGCCGAGGTCGACCGCGAGGGCGAGCCGCTCCCGCTGGTCGACCGTGCCGGCGTCGACGATCACCACGGCCGCGGCCGTGTCGTCGATCGCGTGGGCGATGTCGACCGGATCGACCGCCCGCACCACCTCGAGCCGAGCTCCCGGCCCATCGGCCCGCACCGCGGTAGGCCATGCGATCCGGACGCCGGCCGGGAGGCCGAGCGCGCACGCCGCGTCGGACGGGCCGAGGTTCCCGGCCGCGTCGACCAGCAGAACGTCCGCGCCGTCATGCGCCGCGGTCACCGCGCACGCCGCGGCCACGGTCGTCGTGCCGACGCCGCCTTTCGCACCAGCAAGAGTGAGCATCATCACCGTTTCTCCCATCGTCAGGGTTCCCTGCCAGATAGACAGGACGGGCCGGCCCGTGAGCCGGTCCGCTCTACCTACTGGAAATCCTCGGGCCGGTCGGTACCGATCCAGAGCAGTCCGGCCGTGTCCGCGGGCCGGGCCCGGTAGACCAGGAACGCACGGTCGGACGGATCGTCGGCACGAACCATGAACGTGATCCGCGGCGTACCCGTCGCCCGCACCTCGGCCTCCGAGTAGCGGGCCGCATCGGCCGCGGCGTGCCGATTCGACCGGTCGAACACCGCGGGCACCTCGGCATCGGATCGGGCCGCCCAGTAGGCGCCGTGCTCCCGTGCTTCCCGCACCGCCCACGCGAGGGAGAGGGACGTCGACCAGGCCAGGCCGCACTCGCATACGCACGCGTACCCGTCGACGCCGCCCGGCTCGGCCGCGAGAACGGCCCGGATCTCGACCCGGTGACCGGGCACCCGGTCAGTCGCGGCGAGCATCGCCCGCAGGTCCGACGCCTCGGCCGCCGGGAGTAGGTCACGGGCCCTCACGACGCACCGCCCGCGATGTCACGAAGGATCGCCTCGCACGACGCCTCACGAAGAATCAGGCCGAACAGCTCGGCCGCAAGCGGGTAGGAACCGGCGTACAACGGTTCCACCGTGATCGGCGGCGACGCCGCACGGTCGAACGTGACACGCTCCACCGCGAACGTCGCCCCATCCGCGACCAGCCGGGCGATGCCACGGCCCGGGCCGAGCGGAGTGCGGTCAAGAACCTTCATCGTTTCTCCCATCGTTCGTCGTGCAGATACCATGCATCATGACAGACATCATGCAGCCTGTCAAGCGTCGCACGACAGAAACATCGGGACAGGCCGGTCGGCGGGCGGACGATGGGGCGAGCGGGCGGGCGAGCAGGAGATCGTTAGCCTCGCTAACTAACTGCGCGCACGGGCGGCGGGCGGCCGAAGTCGCCCCCGATCCTGTCAATGTCTGCCAGGTTCGCCGGTCGGTAATACCCGTGGATTGCTGAACGTGCAGGCCAGGCGCCGTGCGGGCCCGTCCGTCGTGTCTCGCACGACAGCTGGCGGGCCTCGTGCGTGCCCGTGCGGGCGAGCTGCGGGCGGCCGGCGCCGTCGTGCGGGCGGGCGGGCGGGGCGGGGGGGACCCCTCCGATGCCCGCGCGCCCTCTGCCTCCCTACGCCGGGAGGTCGCTAGCTTGCCCACCGGTTCGGTCCCTCATCTCCTCGATGGTCCGATGATCGGCTGGTAGGCCCTATAAAGAGGACGCATCGTGTCTGTGGATTTGCAGCAGGTTCTGGTTGACACTTCTGGTAGGCTGAGGGCGCCCCGACGCCTTCGGGGGCGGCTGGACGCCCTCAGAATCCGGGTTTGGGGCTGATTTTCCTGCATCTTGGGGTCGTGGCCCGGGGGGTGGGGAACCGGTGCCTGGTCATGCCGTGCGAGGTCCTCCCGCCGTTTGCGTTCGTGCCCGTTCGGCGTGTGACCGAGGTCTCAGTCCTCGGCCGGCATGTTGTCGTCGTCCTCAGGGGTCGGGCGCGGACCTTGACCGCATGTTGGGGGGAGGGTGGGCGGGAGTTGGGCCGGTCGGCCTGTTCGCTTCTTGACACGGCTGGTACGTTGTGCATGGTTCATGCATGAGGTTCCTGCCGGGAGGTCGTGTCGGGTGTGGTGGCTGGTGGTGGCCGGCGTGTGGCTGGTCTTGATGCTGGTCGGGTTGGAGGCGTTCCGGGTTGCGGATAAGCAACCCCCAGGGCCGTGGGCATGAGCCCGAAGGTCGCGGTGGCGGCGGACGAGCTGACGGACACGGACCGGCAGAAGATCGCCGACTTCGTGGCGGGGGTGAGCCTGTCGGCCGGGTTCGGTCCGGCGTCGGCTCCGGATTCGGTGACGGCGATCAACCTGGCGTTGACGGGCGAGTTGACGGACCGGGTGCCGCCGGCGATGTCGGAGGTGGTCGGCCGGTGGATGGTGTTCTTGGGTGACCGGATGCCGGACTCGATCCGGAACGGTGCCCGGTGGAAGGGGCTGATCCCGCTGGCGGCGAGCACGGGCCGGGATCTCGAGCAGGCCCGGTTGCGGGCTGGGCTGGTCTGGATGCTCGGCCGGGTGTTCCCTTCGGTGCAGTCCTACGCGGATGGTCACGGGTTCGGGGCCGAGTGGAAGGCGTTGATCGCGGCGGGGACGGCGGCCGGCCAGGCGAAGGGTGAGGCGGTCCGGCAGGCGGCGGTCGGCCTGGGTGTGGCAGCGCAGCGGGTCGTGAACGCGGCGGGTACGGCCCGGACGGTGGACGTGGTGCCGCCTTCGTGGGTGGCTGATGCCCTGCCGGGTTCTCCGGAGTGGGCGACGCGGGCGGTGTGGGCCGCGTGGGAGACGGCCGCGGCTCGGGCCGATCAGGATGCGGTGTGGGCGGCGTTCGACCCGTGCGGCCTTGTCGAGTCGCTCATCGCGGTGACCGGCTAGCCCGTGCCCCGCGACCCGACGTGTGACGCGTGCCAGCGGGCCTCGCAAGGGGTCTGCTTCCATCATGCGGGCGCGAACCCGGCCCCTGACCCGGACGACGAACGCCGCTGTGTCGGTGTGCGGGTGGACGGGACACGCTGCAAGAAGTGGGCGCAGCGCGGCACCGATATGTGCCGCACCCATGACCGGAAGCGGAAGGGCATCTACGACAAGGCGGCGACGACCACCGCCAAGAACCAGTCCGTGTCGAAGCTGCGGCAGGCAGCGATGGACCACCTGCGGATGGTCGGCCGTTCCCGCATCGGGGTCGATCCGCTCGAGGAGCTCGAGAGCCTCTCCGGTGAGGCGCTCGCGTTGAAGGACTGGTTCCGGACGCGGCTCATCGAGGAGATGAATGTCCGGAAGGACCAGGAGATCGACTGGCAGGAGTTCGAGGCCCGGCTGAACCTCTACACGTCGTCGCTGGAACGGGCCGCGACGCTGGTGACCGGCTACGGGAAGCATGGCTTGGAGAAGCGGCTTGTCGAGCTGCGGGAGGAAGTCACCGCTGTCCTGACGGGCGTGTTCAACCGGCTTCTGGCCGAGTTCGTGCCCGCAGAACGACAGGACGCGGCCCGGGTCCTGTTGGGTGAGGCCGTCGCGACGATCGACGTGACCTCACGTGAGCGGGTGATGCGCTGATGGTCAGTCACCCCGCCAAGTTCACCGACGCGCTGCTGCCCATAGCGGCCCGCATGCTGCTCGACGCTGGCCTGACCGATGATGCCATCGGCATCGACCCGTTCGCGGGCACGGGCAAGGGCTGCGACTGGTTCCACGAGCACACGCCGTGGCTGCTGTACGGCATCGAGCTGGAGCCCGAGTGGGCCGCGATGTCGGAGTGGGTGGAGCAGGGCGACGCGCTCCACCTGCCCGAGCCTGACGACCACTACGAGTTCTTCTTCACCAGCCCCGCGTACGGGAACCGCATGGCCGACAAGGACATGCGGCCATCGGTGGCGGGCACCTACGCCAAGTCGCTTGGGCGCTTTGCTGGTGAGGGCTCGTCGTGTCACCTGCAATGGGGTGACAAGTACCGCGCCTTCCACGAGCAGGCGATCGCAGAGCTTACCCGCGTGGTCAAGCCTGGCGGGCTCGGGCTTCTGAACATGAAGGATCACATGCGCGGCGGGGCGAAGCAGGAAGTTGTCTCATGGTGGGACCATGCCCTCGTCGCCGCTGGTTGGTGGCCCTTAGCCGCACGGCGGGTCCGCTGCCCAGGGAACCGCAACGGCCGCAACGGCCAGTCGCGGGTGGACTACGAGTTGCTCCTGCTGTTCCGGAGGCCGGTATGACCCTCGACGCGGAGATCCGCGCCATCGTCCGCCAGGAGCTCGGCCTCCGGTCCGACGCGCACATCGCGGTGCTGATCCGTCACGCCCTCAAGGACGTGATCTCGGCCATGCTGGCTGAGTCGGCGGACGGGACCGGCAACTGCAACCTCGGCGGCGAGTTCACCCAGGCCGTCGAAGCGATCCTCGCCCGGATGGACCCGTGACCGTCCAGACGACCCCGACGCCGACACCCGCGCCGGTCCGGCCGAGCGATGAGCTCTGCCATGTGTTCTGCGACCGTCACCGCGTCGCGTTCTGCGGCCTCGTCCCCAACGCGGGCGACTCGTGGGCGCCGGACGACGTTCCCGTGTCGTGCGTCGTGTGTCTCGACGAGCACGACCGGACAGCGGACACGCACAAGTGTCCGCGGGACGGGCAGACCTGCTCCTGCTGGTCGGACCAGTGAGCATTGTCACCTGGCCGGCGAAGGTGCTCACGACACCGACCGTGCCCGTCGCGTTCGACGACCGGACCCGCCTCGACGTCGCCGCCGACCTGCTCATCGAACTGGACTGTGAGCCGGCCGCGCTGGCTGTCGCCGCACCGCAGATTGGCTCGTCGCTACGCATGTACGCGTACCGGGAACCGGACGGCGAGCTGGTGGTGCTGGTCAACCCGGCGATCGTCGAGAAGCGAGGCAAGCGGCTCGGTTGGGAGCGGTGCCTGTCGTTCCCCGGCGAGCGGTTCCGGGTGGTGCGCCCTCAGGCGGTCGTCGTCCACGCGCAGACGCTCGACGGTGACCATGTTCGGAAGTGCTGGCATGACCTGTACGCCCGGATGGCCTGCCACGAGGACGACCATCTTCACGGGGTGCTCATCACCGAACGGGCCGCGACGGGAAGGCCGCGGCTCGAACCCTTGACCGCCGACGACGTGCGGACGCTCGATGCGGTGAGACGACGGTGAAGGCCCCGTTCCCGTGGTTCGGCGGCAAGCGACGGGTAGCGCCGGTCGTGTGGGAGGCGTTCGGCGACCCGGCTATCTACGTCGAGCCGTTCTTCGGTTCCGGTGCGGTGCTGCTCAACCGGCCGGACACGCACAGCGGCACGGTCGAGACGATCAACGACGCGGACGGGTTCGTCGCGAACGTGTGGCGGGCTATCCGGGCCGCGTCTGGCGAGGTCGCCGAATGGGCCGACTGGCCCGTCAACGAGAACGACCTGCACGCCCGCCATGCCTGGCTCGTCGAACGCCGCGACGATCTCGTCGCCCGGCTCGAGGGCGACCCGGACTACTTCGACGCGAAGGTCGCCGGCTGGTGGCTGTGGGGGACCGCCTGCTGGATCGGCGGCGGCTTCTGCTCCGGGAAAGGCCCGTGGCAGGTCATCGACCGCAAGCTGGTCCGCCTCGGCGGCGCGGGCCAGGGTGTGAACCGCAAGCGCGTCCATCTCGGCGCGGGCCAGGGTGTGAACCGGCAGCTGGTCCATCTCGGCGACGCGGGCCAGGCAGGTGATGGCGAGGCTGGTCTCGTCGCGTGGATGGAGGCGCTTGCCGAGCGATTGGCGCGGGTGCGGGTGTGCTGCGGCGACTGGTCACGGGTCGTCACCCGCTCCGCGATGTCGCCCAGCATTCCCGGAACGCGAGGCGTGTTCTTCGACCCGCCATATAGCGAGGAATCGCGGCGTGACCAAGAAATCTACAGCGTCGATTCAGGCGCGGTCGCTCACGACGTCCGCGAATGGTGCCTCGAACACGGCGACGATCCGAACCTGCGGATCGCGCTCTGTGGCTACCGCGGCGAAGGCCACGATCTGCTCGTCGACCACGGCTGGCGCGCGCACGCCTGGTCCGCTCATGGCGGCATGTCGAAAGACCGGGGACGCGGTTCGGGTGGCAACAACGACCGGGAGACCATCTGGTTCTCGCCCGCGTGTCGTGGCGCGTCACAAGGTTCACTGTTCGGGGCTGCGTCGTGAGCATCTCCCGCCGCTGTGTGGCGTGCGGCTCTACCGGCATCGAGAAGATCGTCTCCACGGCGCTCAGTCGGGGGGTCCGCGTGTTTGTCTGCCCGATCTGTGACCGTGCGAAGTGCGGATCGTGTGGCCGGGCCGGACTGCCGCCGACCGCGGTGCGGTGTCCGGACTGTGGGGCGAAAGTGAGGGCCCTCAAGTGAAGTTGGTCCGCAACGTCAAGGATCTCGCGCTCGGTGTCTTGTGGGCGATCTTCGCGTCGATCCTGTGGGAGCCGGAACGGACGCGGCGTGAGCAATAGCCGCACCGCGTCACGCCGGTTGCGTCGCAACGTCGAGAAGATCGTCGACCCGATCCGCGCGTCGCTGCGCGAGGAAGCCCACGCGCTCGGCATCCGGCAGGACGGGTTCGCGTACGTGACGTGGCTCAAGCTGCAACGCGACCACGGCCTGACCGGCGAGCAGGCCGCCGAGCAGATGAGACGGTGGGATGACGAGATCACCGCCGAGAAGCGGGGACGTTGGTGGCGACGGAAGAAGTAGCCACACCTCCTCCCACCGCGTCGCGCCTTGTTGCCACCATGTTCCAGGACGCGGCCACCGGCCTCGCCGGTGACGAGGCGACTATCACCCGCGAGTTCCTGACGAACATCAGGACGCTGCCCGACTTCGTGTTCAAGGTCGCCCGGACTCTCGACGAGCACGACGACGAGGGTGAAGCGAACGCCGGCCGGATCGTGCCCGGCAAGCCGTTCCCCGACTGGCCGTACCTCAAGGAGATGGTCGACCTGTACGCCGGCAGCCGGTCGCTGCTCGTCGAGAAGGCCCGCCAGCTCATGCTCACCTGGCTGTTCGCGGCGATCGTCTCCTGGGAGGTGCGGTCGAAGCCGGGGCAACGGTGGGGGTGGGTGTCGCTCAAGGAAGGGCACGCCGACGCGGCGCTCGAGCGCATGTGGAACGTGGTGGAGCGCATGCCGGGCCGGTCGATCCGCACCCAGCAGGGAGCCAAGGCGTTCCGCGACGCGGGCGGGGTGCTGTGGGTCCGGTCGGCGGGCCGCATCACGATCCCGTCGCTGAACAGCAACGTCCACGCGATGTCGCAGAACGTCGATGATGCGAGGTCGTTCACGTTCTCCGGCATCGTCGTTGACGAGGCCGCGTTCCTGCCGAACTTCCAGCAGGCGTACTCGTCGCTCAAGCCGACGATCGACCGGGGCCGGTTCGTGGCGATCACCACCGCCGGCCCGTTCGGGTTCGCGCACGACCTGTTCTCGGGTAAGTCGTGGGAGGAGCTTCAGTGAAGGTGGAGCAGCTCGCCAACGGGTTCGCGAAGGCGATCCTCGAGTGGAACGACCGTCCCGACCGGGACCAGGAGTGGTTCGACCGGGAGTCGAAGTCGAATCCGGAGTTTGCCCGCGAGTACGGCCGTCTGTGGGGCTCGGTGGTCGGGGTGCCCGTGTTCTCGCCGCTCTACCGGCGGGCCGTCCACGAGCGGGAGATGGAGCCGATCAAGGGCGCGACCGTGCTGCGCGGCTGGGACTTCGGCTTCGTGCATCCGGCGTGCGTGTGGGCCCAGCAGGACACGACCGGCCAGCTCGGCATCCGCCGCGAGCTCCTCGGCGCGGACGAGACGATCGAGCAGTTCGGGGCCCGTGTCGTCGCGCACACCGCCGAGTGGTTCCCGAACGCCAAGGAGTTCCGCGACTTCGGCGACCCGGCCGGGCATCAGCGCAACGACAAGTCGGAACGGTCCTCCATCCAGATCCTCAAGGACGTGTACGGCATCCGCGTCAGGACCCGGCCCTCGGAGATCCGGCAGGGCATCGACCGCATCCGCCTCGCGCTCACACCCCGCGCGGACGGTGCCCCCAACCTCCTGGTTGACGCGTCAACGTGTCCCAAGTTGGCATATGGGTTCGCACGGTCATACATCCGAGACGACCACGACCCGGAGAAGCCGTACAAGGACGGGTTCTACGACCACCTGTTCGACGCGCTGCGGTACATGGCGATCGGAGTGCTGCGGACGCCGAGACGGTCGAAGCCGGCTCCGGTGCCACTGACCCGAGCACAGCACGAGGCCGCCGCCATCCGGCGGGGGTTCCGCCGCAACCGGGGCAACAACCCGGTAGTCGGTGACTGGTAGGCCGGGATAACCGGCAGGCAACGCCCGGTAACGGGCGGAGAGGCAGAAAGAACATGGCACTCACCACCACCGTCGTCCGGCGCACCGTGTTCGGTGACCGCCGGGTCGTGATCGCCGACCACACCTTCGACAGCTCCTACGCCAACGACGGTGAGGCCATCGTCGGTGGGCTCGCCACCCTCGGCCTCAAGTCGGTCGAGTGGGCGTCCTACTCGCAGAAGGCGCCCGCCAAGGACACCGCCCTGGTGTTCGGGTTCAACTACGACAACACGACCCCGAAGGTGACGGCCTACTGGGTCGACACGACGACCGATGGTGCTGCGCTCGCCGAGGTGCCCGACACCACGAACCTCAGCACCTACACCGCCCGCGCCATCTACATCGGGTCCTGACCGGTGGGGAAGCTCGAGTCCGAGGGCACCACCATCGCCAACGGCGCGTCGCAGTCGAGTGTGATCGACCTTCGATCCCGCCGGTTGAAGGCCATCGTCATGCCGTCGTCGTGGACGGCCGCCGACTTCACGTTCCTCGCGTCCGCGGACAACGTGACCTACCAGGCGGTCTACGACGACAACGCCACCGAGCTGACCGTCAAGGCCGCCGCCTCGCGGGTCCTCACGCTGCGTGACGACATCTCCTCCTGCCTGGAGGGCGTCGGCTACGTCAAGCTGCGGTCCGGTACGTCAGCCGTCCCGGTCAACCAGGGTGCGGCCCGCACCGTGTTCCTGCTCACCGAACCGAGGAGCTGACCTGCCCATGCGTCTCGTCTCCGGGTACGCCGACCTGCCCGGCACCTGTTTCTTCACCGGGACCGCCAACACCGACCACGGTGTGGTCGACTTCGACCGTCACGTCGACTTCTACGGCCGGGTCTACATGGCCGGCGCCTACGCGGAGGAGCTCGCGGCGCTGATCGGCTGGCACTCGCCGGCCGACTACGAGCGGCTCGAGCAGGAACGTGACGACATCGCCCTTGAACTGGAACGGGCCCGCGAGGCGCTAGACGCGCTCGACGAGCTCGCCCACGCCGAGGCGAAGGTGGAGCAGGCCGCCGCCGTACTGGCGGGCTGACTGGTGGACCTCGCGGTGTTCGTCGTGCTCGCCGGCACGATCGGCGTCCTCGCGGCGGTCGTCTGCTTCCAGGCGTGGGCCCACGACCGGGCCCACCGGGCGTGGGCCGCAGAACGCGAACGGCTGGTGCAGTTGACCGTCGCCCGTGACGGCCGTGAGTACGCGGTGCTCCGCAAGGCGAGCGAACCGGCCCCGCCGCCGCCCGAACCGGCCGCACCTGAGCCGCTCCAGATCGGGACGTACTAGTGGCAGACCGCAAGGAGAAGAACCTCGTCGACGAACGGTGGAACCGGGTCGCGCAGTCGCTCCGGCGCGCGGCCCGCGACTACTGGACGAACACCGCCTACGTCGTCGGCGGCCAGGACCAGTGGATCTTCTGGTCGGAGACGGAGAACGGGATCCGCCGGCTCGAGCCGAACCCGAAGCGGTCCCGCGTCACCCGCAACCGGTTGAAGCGGTCGGTGCGCGTGAACCTCGGGAAGCTGTTGAAGGGCCCGCTCCAGTTCAACGTCTCACCGCAGGACGCTGACGACGCGGCGGTGCGCGGTGCGGAGATCGCACAGACCACACTCCAGAACACCTGTCTGCGCCAGAACTGGGAGAAGATCCGCTCCTCCGAACTGCTGTCGTCGATCATCGGCGGCACGTCGGCGGTGTGCATCGAGTGGGACCCGGCCGGCTACCGGAAGGTCGGCACGACTGACTCGGGCCGCGGGTTCGGCGAAGGCGACGTGTGCCTCAAGCCGCTGTCGATCATCGAGTTCGGCGTCGAGCCTGGTGCGACAGACGGAGAGATGGCCCGCTGGTTCGTCATGCAGACCGCCGAGGACCCCGAGGACGTCAAGATCAAGTTCGGGCTCGACAAGGCCCCCGAGCCGGATGCCATGACCGCGGTGTCCGCCTACGAGCAGCGGCTCCTCGGCGCGTCGACGAGCATGTCGGGCGCGTCCCGGTCGTATGAGGGCCGGGTCATGGTCCGCACCATGTACGAGCGGCCGTCCTCCGCGGTGCCGAAGGGCCGGGTCGTGTCGTCGGTCGGCGGCAAGATCGTCCAGGACGTCCCGTGGCCGTTCCGCCGCAAGGACCGGCTCAACCTCGTGATCTTCCGGGACTTCCCGATGGACGGCCGGTGGACCGGCGAGGCGATGCTCACCGACGCGGTGCCGGTCCAGACCGAGATCAACCTCGCCCGGTCGATCATCATGGAGCACTTGAAGAAGGCCGGCAACGCCCGCCTGTGGGTGCCGGACGGTGGGCTCGAGGAGGACGACCTCAACGACGACCCCGGCCAGCCAGTGTTCTACAACCCGGTCGGCGGCGCGCACGCCGAGTGGGCCGCGCCGCCGCCGTTGCCCCAGTGGGAGATCAACTACCCGGAGCAGGCCGCGGTCGAGATCGACGACATCCTCGGCGTTCACGACATCTCCCGCGGTGAGGCGCCCAAGGGTGTCGAGGCCGGAGTCGCCTTGTCGATCCTCGCCGAAGCCGACTCGTCACCGCTGGCGGTGCCGGTCCGCGACCAGGCCGAAGGATGGGGTCGCATCGGGACGTTCGTGCTCGAGTGCTACGAGCAGTTCATCACCATGCCCCGTCCGATCACCGTCCAGCGGGAAGGCATCCCCGGCGGCACCGCGCCCCGGCCGTACAAGGTCGACTTCACCGGCGACATGCTCCACGGGCAGACCACCGCCACCGTCCCCGTCGAGGTGATGGCACCCCAGTCGCGGGCCGTGCAGGAGGCCCGCGCCAACCAGCTCCTCCAGATGGGCGCGTTCGGGTCGCCCCCGGATATGCGGCTCTACGTGCGGGTCGCGAACCTGCCGAACCAGATGGAGCTCCTCTCGGCGCTCAACCAGGACGCCGACCGGGCCCAACGCGAGAACGAGGAGATGTTCCGCGGGAAGATGGCCGAGGTGTTCGACTTCGACAACCACGGCATCCACATCGCCGAGCACAACTACGCCCGCAAGTCGGAACGGTACGAGCGGCTCACCGGCGAGGGCCGCACCGTGTTCGACCTGCACATCAAGGCCCACGAGGTGATGGCCGCCGAGGAAGCCGCCCGCTCGGAGATGCGAGCCGCCGAGTCGCCAGCCCTCGCCGCCGCCCCGCACGGCACCGAGCCGCCCGGCGCCGCGGTGCCCGCCGCGGTCGCCGACCAGTCGAACCTGCCCGCGGGGCCGCCACCGATGCCGCCGGGACCGACCGCCGAACAGATCCAATCCACGCTCCCGCCCCCGCCGGAGCCCCAACAGGAGCAGCCAGGTGAAGAAGAAGCCCAAGCTGGGTAGCGGCGCCCGGTTCGCGGCGCTCAAGTCCGAGCTCGCCCGCCGTGGTGCCACGAACCCCGGTGCGCTCGCCGCGTTCATCGGACGCCGCAAGTACGGTGCCAAGCGGTTCGCGAAGCTCTCCGCGAAGGGCCGCAAGCAAGCAGGTTGACGTGTCAACCTGCCCTCCTACACGCTGATGTCGCACACGTAGGAGGTGTCTGTGGCCGACGAGCCTGCCATCGAGCCTGCACCCGCCCCGGAGGCGGAGCAGGGAACCGACCAGACCGAGACGAGCGGAGACGATCCGTTCGCCCCGGTCGCCGATGCCGAACCGGAATCGTTCCCTCGCGAGTACGTCGAGAAGCTACGACGTGATGGAGCGAGGTACCGCACCACCGCCCGCGAGCGGGAACAGGAGCTCGAGAAGCTCCGGCCGCTCGCCGACACGTTCGAGGGCTGGGACCCCGAGCAGGTCGACGGGTGGCGCGAGTTCCTCGGCTCGGCGAGAGAGGACCCGCAGGCGGCGCTCGGCGCGCTGATCCAGCAGGGGTTCGCTCTCGACTACGAGGACGCCTCGGCCCTCCTCGAGAACATCTACGACGCGGCCGGCGAGACAGCCCCAGGTGGGACGCCAGCCGTCGAGTCCGGATCTGCCGACGATCAGGACCGCCCCCTCACGCTTCGGGATCTCCAGGAGCACGAGGCGGCGAAGCAGGCGCAGGCCGACGAGGCCGCAGCCGTCAAGTCGGTGCAACACGAGGCGCAGGAGCTCGGCTACAAGCCGGACGCACCGGTGGGTTCGCTGGACGAAGCCCGGTACACACGTCTGCTCCACCTGGCCGTGAACCACGGCAACGACCTCGCAGCAGCTCACGAAGCCCTGGCGGCGGAGGAGCAAGCCCTCGTCAAGCAGCGCATGGATGAGCTCGCCGCTCAGGCGGACTCGCTCCCGGTCGTTTCCGGGGGGACAGCCGGCGCGGTGGTCGAGGGGACGCCCAGCATGGCAGACGCACGGGCTCGGGCCACCGAGTTCATGCGAGCCCAGCGGGCCGCTCAGTCCGCATAGCCCCCACCTCCGGGGGCCACCCAACCCAGGAGTCATTCCGTGTCGCTCAACATGACGACCGCGGACAAGGTGCTCAAGGAGTTCTACCTGGCACCCGTCCGCGAGCAGCTCAACAACGCGGTCAAGACCCTCGCCCAGTTCGACAAGAACACCGAGAACGTCCAGGGCAAGCGGGTCTACGTGCCGATCCACGTCTCCCGTTCACCCGGCGTCGGTGCCCGGCCGGACGGTGGGACCCTTCCCGCCGCCGGTGAGCAGGGCTACGAGGACAGCCTCGTCCCGCTCAAGTACCAGTACGGCCGCATCAAGGTGACCGGCCCGACGATCCGTGCCACCAAGTCCGACGAGGGTTCGTTCATCCGGGCCGTCGACTCGGAGATGAAGGGCATCGTCAACGACCTCAAGCGCGACATCAACCGGCAGGTGTTCGGCAACGGCGACTCGAAGATCGCCCAGTTCGCCGTGACCGCCTCCGGTGACGTGCTGAACCTCGCGACGACCACGAAGGCGTCGGCGATCCGGCAGTTCGAGCCGGGCATGAAGATCAGCATCGGTACGGTCGCGGCTCCGACCACGACCGCCGCCACGCTGACCGTCGTGTCCTCGTCCGTCGCGAACAAGACGGTCACCGTCGCCACCGGCACCGGTGTCGTCACCGCCGCGACCGACTTCGCGTTCCGGCTCGGCAACGCCGGCGCGAACGTCTCGTACGAGATCACCGGCCTCCAGAAGCAGATCAACAGCTCCGGCACCCTGTTCGACGTCGACCCGACCGCGTTCCCCGTGTGGGTGTCGACGGTCAAGGCGAACGGTGGCACGAACCGGCAGATCACCGAGGATCTGGTGCAGGAGACGATCGACGACGTGGACGTCGCCTCCGGGCAGACGCCGACGCTGTGGATCGGCTCACACGGTGTGGTCCGCTCCTACGCCAACGCGCTCCAGGTGCGGTCCCGGTACGTGAACACGGTGAACCTCCGCGCCGGCTGGTCCGGTGTCGAGATCGCCGCCGCGGACGGTGCAGCCTTCGCGAAGGACCGCGACTGCCCGAACAACACGGCGTTCGCGCTCACCCCGTCCGAGTTCGTCGAGTACCGCCAGTCGGACTACGACTGGGCCGACTACGACGGCCGCGCCCTCCGCAACGTGGCGGGCGAGGACGGATGGGAGGCGTTCATGGGCATCGACCACGAGTTCGCCACCAGCCGCCGGAACGCGCACGCTCGGGTCGACGACATCACCGAGTAGTGCAACCGGTCGTCGGGGTTGCAGGGTCGGGTTCCTGGCAGGAGGAGCCCGGCCCTCCCCCGACAAGGGGCTGCGAGGGTTCGTGCGCGGCAGAAGGCCCCCTGCGGGCCGGTCCGTGCCACGCGGGTTCGATTCCCGCCAGCTCCACCACCCGTCCACCTGCCAGGAGCCGACCGTGCCGCTGACTGTCCCCCATCAGACCGCAGACGGGAAGCGGTGCCTGCTCGAGTCGGACGTGCTCGACATCGCCCGGCGGCTCACCGAGGGTGACCCGACCCTCGGCTGGGCCGGCGACCCCGACCTGTGGCTCGAGCTCGACCAGACGACCGACACGTTCGTCGTGTGCCGCTACGATCCCACCACCGGCCGCGAGATGGATGTGACCCGCTGGCCACCGCCGCTCACCGCGGGGCTGCTCATCCGGCTCCGTGACGGCGACTCGCACCGCCGGGGCAACGACCCGGTGGCCCGCGCGCTCGCCGCCGACGACGCCCACGAGGCCGACCTGGCCCGCCAGCAGGACGAGCTCTCGCACGAGATGGCCACCCGCCTCGCTCACGCGATGCGCCGTGACGGCATGGACGTCCCGTACAACCAGCGGACCTCGTTCGTCGGCACCGGCCTCTGGACGCCGGAGCAGCCGTGACCGCCCTCTCCGCCCTCCGCACTTCGGTCTACAGCCGCCTCGGCGTCCCGACCAGCGACGCCCTGTTGACCACGGCGGTCGTCAACCAGTCGATCAACGACGCGGTGAACGAGATCGAATCGGAGCAGGACTGGCCCTGGTACGAGGCCGTTGAGACGATCACCACCACCGCCGGCACGGCCACCTACACGCCGACTGCCGGATGGCGCCGTACTCGCGAGGTGAAGCCGACCGACGACTTCCCGCTCGAGCGGTTCTCGATCGTCGAACTCGACGACCAGTACCCGTTCGACACCAGCCAGGGGCGCCCGTGCGCCTACGCGATTGACCTCGCGAAGATCGTGCTTCGGCCGACAGACGGCGCTGTCCGCCGATGGTGACGCGCCGCTGATCCCCGACCAGTTCTCTCCGGCGATCGTCGCGCTCGCGTGTCACATCGTGCTCGGCCGGTCCCGCGAGGACGGCCGAGCGTCGGGCGCGCTCGAGGAGTACGTCCGGTGGCTGTCCAAGATGCGCCGCTACTCGCGCCGCCACACCGGGCCGGTCCGCATCAGGACACGGTGGGATGGCTAAGGACAGCGACCGGCAGATCATCACGTTCGACGACTTCCGGGGCGGCGAAGCGGGAACGTTGCACGGCCTGGAGGCCGCGCCGCCCAACTCGTTCACCGGCACGAACGTCGTGGTGTTCAAGGACGGTTCGATCGGCCCGCGCGGTGGCCTGTACCTGTCGACACCGACCGGCCAGTCGAACGGCAAGATCAGCGCGCTCGGCTACACGGGGATCCCCGGCCGCGAGTTCTGGTACGCGCAGGGCACCAACCTGTTCCAGTTCTCACCGGGGGGCGCACGGTCGGCCGCGTACACGGGTGCGATCGTCGCACCGTCGTCGCCGTGTGACATCACCACGGACAACCGGTACCTCATGGTGCCGGGCGACAAGACGTATGAGCTCAACCACGTTGCCAAGACCTGCACAGCCCTCACCGGCTCCCCGGCGGGACGGTGCATCACGCAGTTCGGCACTCGGGTCTACATCGGCGCCACCAGCCCCGGTAATCGCATCCGGTATTGCGCCGACGCGGACCCGAACGACTGGACGATCGGCACCGGCACCGGCCATGCGGGCCAGTTCGACGTCGGGAACGTCGACCAGGACGTGCGGGGCATGTACCCGCTGCGCGACTCGCTGGTGATCGTGATGGCCGACGCGTCGGTGTGGGTCCTCACCGCGAACGGTGATCCGGTGGACACTGGCACGTTGCGGCTCGTGTCGACCTACCAGTCGGGTGGCGCGATCTGGCAGCCGATGCGCGGGCATGTGGTCTACGGGTGGGAGCTGTGGTCTGTCGGGTTGCACACGACAGCCCCGCAGGTGTTCAACGGTGGCCGGCAACGGTGGCTCTCGCATCTCGGTACGTCGAACGTCGACGGCGGAGCGAACGAGACGGGCCCGTGGGCCGACTCGCTGTTGCAGACGAACGTGCTGCCTCCCGAGTACGGGGTCCGGTCGGTGGACGACACGGTGGTCATGGTCGGTGGCAGCGACAGCCGTGGGCTGACCCGCATCGACAACGTGTGGTCGAAGCACGAGTTCGAGCAGACGGTCGTGGGCTGGACCGGCGACTCCCGCTACGGCGAGGTGGTGCTCACCGATGGGGGCGACACCGCGGCGACGCCGAAGTTCTACACGTTCAACACCGCGTCGGGTGTCCCACCGATCAAGGGTGGCGGCGTCAAGCTGCGCGACTCGGTGGGTGACGGGACCGACACTCCATTCGCGGCCGAGTTCACCACGCCGGTCTGGTACGACAAGCAGGGCCGCCGGGCGCATGTGCGGGGCGTGATCGTCGACTTCCGGGCGTTCAACACGGGAGTCTCCGCGAACGACAACCTCACGGTCACGGTGATGGGCGAGTACGGCCTTGACGGGGCTGCCGATTCGATCTCCGCGCCGCAGTCGTGGTCGGCCGCGCCGTCCGGGTTCACGACGACGGGGGTGCGCCGCTCGATGCGGTTCGGGTTCGGTGACCAGGCTCCCGGCTACGGGTTCCAGGTGAGGTTCTCGGCGCTGGTCGGAGTGACGATCGACCGGGTACGGGTGATCGTCGACCTGAACGAGGGGCTGGCGATCTAGTGGCGGGCCTCGCTGGTGACAGGACATTCCGGTTCCCGTTCCAGATCCAGCCGCTCATCGACGAACTGGCCCAACGGTACGGGGAGAACCCGCACGTCGATGCGCTGTTGCACGAGACGCTCGAGCCGATGCTCGTCGACCGGGACCGGGCGATCGAGGACGCCCTCACGAACGTCATGCGGCAGACGCCCTCGCCGACCGGCT